AATGCTGAGATAAAAAGATAGTATTCTAAATTACTTAACATTGCTTCACGACACCATTAACGTTGGTACCGTTGTGGGGGACTCACCCACAGTGAAACAGACTATTTTAGACGCTGGGACGTCATCTCCCAGACCGCTGCTCAACTGGATTTACTCCTTTCGGACACACTGTTTCTTGCAGACAATAAGATCGGCCTTATACTCCCCATAAAGGGTCTTACAGCTCAACTAATGTTTTTACGCACTCATCTTATTTCGGTTTTTCGAATTGCTCGCTAAGGGCACAGTCGCTCAGTACTGTGTATCCAGTCGTATTTATAAGAACGACTGGGTTGCTACCCATTGGGATATGTAATATACAGACCCCCTCAACTGGAGGGGATCACAAGTTCTTTGTAGTAAATCGGGGGACCAACCCAGAAGTAGCACTGAAAATCTTCAGCTGCACTACAATAGATATATGCAAGGTCGGCTTTAGCAGTTACATCCTGCGAAAAGTTGTCAATGAAGTCTAACTTAAAGCCATTGGTGTCCAATTCCGGAACCTGTGAATAACTAGGTTTATGGCGCGAAGGACGAAAACGCCTATTGGAATAGAACGGAATTTCGACGGTGTGAACAGGATTTACAATAGTGTTCCACCGAGTAGTTCCAGACATCCCGTCAGCTCCTAATCTGGATAATAACACACTTTTTGTAGAAGTGTCGCTTGGTGGTAATAGCGTAGTCACCAGATTGGTATTTGCTGCCGAAGATGTACGAGTGACACTGTAAGATGCGTTATTGAATACGGCACCTGCAGTTGTCAAGTTTGTGGTGTCAAAACACCATCGAAAACCTCCTCTGTAGCCAGCGAAACACGGTGTGATGAAATTGATATAGTTGGTCGATGTGTAAGCATACGGCCGAACTCTACCTATGTCAGTCAACATTGTGCTATCGCCAGGCCAAAACCCACCCATAGTGGGAAAGGCTGTTCTGTAAAGAGTTTCGATTGAAAAGAGTGTCTCTGAATCTTTGTACAGGACCTCTTGCAATTGCTGTCGTCTGACCAGCTGTCTGAACGAACATATTGTTTCACCGAAGAAAAGGTGATTAAGGTTTGGTTCATCAGATGCTGGAGCAGCAAAAGTGGTGAGTGTAGGGGGGTCACTCACCCAACCCTCGTTGGACATATCTGTTTCTCCCTGTTCCTCTCCAGCTTCCGCACGAAAGATTGGTGGGACAGGAGGAGATTCAGGAGTAAGACGCCAACGAAATACATCAGCGCTGGGTTCTGCGACTTGAAAATCATCAAGCATAGAAATGAAACAGTTGACTTGAATGTCGTTGTCTTGGATGACACTATTCGGTACGGTCAACGTATTCACTACATAAATGCTGAGAACTCCATTGGAATGTATACTAGGATCAAGCGGTGAATTGCTTGAGGCATACCCTGAATTACCAATTAAGGCATTCGGGATATGTTCTCGAAACATATCAGGCTGACCCCAGCCCACATCCATAGTGAAGTCTCTGACTTCTTCAATATCATGAACATGCGTGTAAGCGGTGTTGTATGGGGAGCTACCCGCTCCACCATGGGGATCGTAAACAATCTTTATTCGTCCTTTATGGTAATTTGAGGATACAATTTGAAAGCGGAATCGCGTCGTACCTCTCCAGTACTTAAACGGGAGAGCAGCGACACAACACGCTGTCATGTGGGTCTCGTCTTCATCATTTGGGTTTATATACAACTCAGCTTGACAAGGATCGACATAGAAATTCCACAACAGTTGTTCCTCAACATCAGACACCCGCCAGTTAAAACTGGTTAAGAAGGATTCTCGACATGCAATGGACGAAATTGTCATTTCATCCACAGGGGGCAACCCTAAAATTGTTGGGTCAATTGAGACTTCCTGCTTACAATCCATAGTAAGCTTTGCACTATCAGATGGCATATTAGATGTGGCAAAGTTCTTGGTTGTAGTGGGTATCATCATCGGTCTGTGAAGATCGGTGGGAGAAGAATACCCGAAGATCGAAGAGATTCCGGATAAGGCTTTAGCACCAATTTCAGTGGCCCTTGCTAGATTACCTATGTAAGGAACTTTAGATAAAGTTCCTGCTACACGGGCAACTGCTGAAGCGGGCTTTGAAACTGGGCCTTGACCATACTCGTCACCGGCTTCAGCGAGGAATTCCTCACGAAGACGTTGATTAGGTGATGTGAAAAGGAGATTTTGGGCTGGTTCATAATGTGTGGGAACAGAGTAAGCAACATTCTCTGCCCAAGCAAACACGGAAACAGTAACAGGTGCAGTAGCACCATTAGCATGTTTCAGCATCTGTAAGGCAGATAGTGTGATATTCCCCATTTGTGACCAGTCCTTGTTCACGATGTCCATTGCATTCTTTGAAAAGAAGAAAGGACATTCAAGGGTCCCACCTTGTGATTCTGTCGGATTCACAAAGATATGTGGCTTTTGGGAATTGTTGATAAAATCAGCTCTTACCCAAGAGCGGACGACACGATAGTCATCATCAAGGTAGGCTGGGTTGTAAACTGCCATCAATCTTCCGTAATAAAAAGAATTTCCATTTACGACAAACTTCACTTTTAAAGTGCATTGTAAAAGTTTGTAGTTCTTAATACGGTTAAGATTTGCAGAATCTTCCCAGAAAAGGGTCCAAGGGTTGAAGGTTTCATGAAGTAACTCACCTACATCCCACTGATAACTTGCGATTTTCAATGGGCGCTTAAACCAATCGGACAGTTGGACATCTTGAATCATGTCTGAGCCCCGGAAAGGGTCCATAATGATTCCCCGCGTATCCATTGCGGAGGGTACAGCGTCGTTAAACTCAACATTCTGCTGTTTGAAATGTTGTGTTGCTAGTGTTCCAAAGACTAGCGGCTTGGTTTGATTTTGTTCAGTTCGGGTTTTAATATGTACAGTTGAACAGCCCCGAGGCAGTCAACCGGTTCGAATTTTATACAATAATGTAAACAAATATATAAGCCTCCTACTCTCAAGAAAATACGTAAACATCGAGAAATAGTGGTAACCAGTATATACAAGGAGTTTTGCTACTCCGTGGAAAGCAGATCTCACTGCTCATTTATTTATTGGATGGAAAGTTGATCTCTTTCCATTGTTCAACTCGGTCGTCGAACGAGACTTCGAGGTCTCTACAGTGAACATTCGCTATGTCACAGACCTCCGCCAGTTGAGCGCATCTCGCATCATAGATTTCTCTACCGTGCAAGAACCACTCTCTGACTGCGTTTCCGACAGCATCTACAGCATCACGTTGTCGCTCTCCCTGTTTTGAGGTGAGGAGAGGGATTGTGCAATATTGCAACTGTCTGAAAATGGATACTTCGTCAATAGAACCGACTCGGCATCCAATTTCTGGGATAAATGTTGACTTCCTCTTCAAGAAGTCGAGTTCATCCATGGGCATAAAACCCAATTCGGTATCTTTCTTATCAGGGGTGGTGATAGTCATCCCCACTTCATGAAGGTAATCCCTGTAAATGGTAAAAGAGAGCGCTCGCTTTGCAACATCAGAAACAGACGCAAGTGCATCATCTCCATACGTCGTTAGAGCAACATTCTCTCTGAATGTACCAGGTATAGGATTTTCCTCAGAGGAGCTGAAATAACAGCTTCTGAATAGAAGAGAATTATCCATGCTATTAACATGGACTGTGAGTGAATTTCCGGACACCCACATCCACACACGAACCATTGTGCCGTTCCAAACAATCAGAGGATTGGTTAGATCAGCAGTGATCATGTCCATTTTTCTCAAATGAGATGGGGGGAATCCCATTGCTTCTGCCAATCTCCTAAATATGGTCATACTGGCGTTAGTCACATTAGCAGGGCGACGTAAATCGTATTCTGCATAATCGCAACCTAAACCAAGACCGTCTTTTGAAAACTTCTCGACGTTCTGCATGAGATCTTCCCAATCTTTGCCAGCGGCATTGATTCCGACAGCGCATTCTGCTAGATGGGGGTGATGTAAAAGAAATTCAATCACCGGCATGTAGTGGGTGCGTATGTCAAGAGTCGTTGCTACTTGTTGAGTATAGACAATTCTACACTTAGTTTTGGTAAGAGGGGTGGCTTCATCCTTGAAGAAAGAACTGGCGAATACATTGGAACGTTGTCCACGACTGTGACAGTCGTTGATTCTAGCCATTTCATCAAGTACTTCCTGAGGTGCTGCCCATTTCTGGGGCTTATCTTCAACCTTTGGGAGTTTGATAAAGCGTTTACTTTTGGCCCCTCCAAATGGTAAACCAAATGAAGTATCCATGTGCAAAGGAGGTATAGAATCTCTGCCATCGACGCCATTTATTGCTTCGTCGAGGGTAAGGGCTCTACACCTTTCCGGGTATTTCTCCCTCCAAACCTTAGCAGCTACCAACAGAGGTGATATATAATCTTCAACGGCTTTTCGCAAGTGAACTGGATTTACATCGTGAGTTCCATGTGCAATAGCTGTGATACATCTGTTGTACTGCTTCCAAGCAGGTTTGAATGGCGGTGGACCATACTCCCTCTGGGTTCCAAATACTTGATTAACAGGGTCCTTTAGTAGCGACTCTGTGATCTCGCTTTTCGGAGTAAAACCGACATCCACATTTCCCATAATTTCAACGTTTCCGTTGTTGGGTAGTGAATCATCGTGAAATACTGTTGCCCGAGGATGGGCTGGGCCGGGGTTGAAAACTTGGACTCCCATTGAGTGTGAGCTCACATCAGAACACTCGGCTCCCAAAGTGATACAGTTCTTTCGAACCAAATCAGCTTCGGCAATCTCATATTCACCACTGAGCAAACTGGATGCAACACCACTTCTCGCAAAAGAGAAAGGTAGTGCAGCTCCAGCAACGTGGAATCCAACTATACAACCATCAGCCTGGTCTGAAATGACCGGTACACCACACATGCCTTCACGCGTATGTTGGGACTTATACGTGTAAGCATGTTTGAAAGAAATGGTTGGTGTTGCAACATCCGTGCGACTAACAGCGCAAACTGGTTCAATCACAATGGCATGGTTAATTCGCATCACCAAATTGGATGTTGTGCCCCCAGTGAAATCATTCAAAGGGAGCATCCCAGTTAAGTCTCTACTTGCCTGACATTTTGAGATGTAGACTAGCACAAGATCTTTTCCTGGGATAATTGTCACATGATCCTTGAATATACGCACATTCTTGTTACTGCGCTCACTTTCGTTCCACCTAATGGATAAATCCACAGAGTCAAACATAGGTGCGCCGTGATCCATATTTTCATGGAAGAAGTGCTGAGGCATAACCATAACTCCAGTGCGGATAATAGTTCCACGACACGTGAGTTTGGTGCCAATTTTAGTGATTGTGACTACATTGTTCTTGACCATGTCAAGACAATGCTTGGGTTGCCTGTTATTCTTCAGGGCAGGTTCCTGAGGTTTCGCCTTAAACAGACTAAAAGCATCAAACCAGGTGTTCTTTCTAAGTTCACCGTCGATAGCTTCTTTATTTGGTTCATAGGCACTTGGGTTATTTTTCCTCCAAGTGTTCCACATCACCAAGCCTGTCAATACGACACCAGCAACGCCAGCTACTGTGACCATACCAGATTGGAAATTGGTTGGGTCAGCAAGAGCTTGTTGCCAAAGGCTTTGTTGTAGAGCTTTACTCTCATTGATTCGTCTCTGCATCGCAGCAAAGCGAGCAGGGGCCCCGAGGGCTGCACGGAATAGTTGGACACCATAAAAGATAGTACCACAAGTGGCACCAACAATAATTGATGTAGTCAACACTGTTCCGCGAACAGGTGAAACGGGAGGGGACAAATCTAATTTGGGTTTTGCTCTGAAAGCACTCTTAATGCTCTCCCACAATATTTGACGGTCAGACTTGTAAGTCTCAAGTGGAGCAGGCTTTTCAAAGCGCTTGCGGTAACTCTCTCTAAGAAAAGAATGAAAGTACCTACCAAGTGCAGTCAGATGAAAAACAATTAATGTCTCCATATTGCGACTAAGCGTGGCAAAAGTGAAGCTGGCAGCGATAGAACCAACAAGAACAGCTCTCTTGAACATTACTCCAGGAGGGACTATCTGTTGATCTTGTCCTGCCACGCACCACATCAACTTATTTCGAAAGTATTGAAAGAAGCGATGCTGACTGACCTTTTCGGGTACAGCAGCCAATGCATGACACATCATCCAGTCTGTCACATGATTTAATTCCTTGAGAAGCTCTCCATCAGCCATGCCTGCGAGGGCACAATCTAATCGAAGAAAATCATTCAACCAAGAAATTGGGCGAGTCCACCGGGACACAGATTGTATTGCACTCTTGTAAGTCATGCGTAACAATGTATCACTCAGACCAGCCTCAGGTTTCACACCGAAGATTGGGGTTTGTGGTCCTATAGTAGCAGGACCGAACGGGTTAACAAACGTTTTTGGTTCAGGAGCAACATAGGAAGGAGAAGTCACAACAGTACGCCCAAGAATAGACATTTCATCGTCATTCAAAATGGGTAATGGTTGTGTGAAGCTGCACAAACTGTTGGTCTCGCATCTGCAAGTCGTTAGACTCTTACATACAAGACAAGGCTTGTGATCAGCTTTCTCCATATTACGAAGTAATTTCAATCGTTCTTTCTTAGCATGAGCTTCAGATCGACGAATTAAAAATTCTTCGAAATCGCGAATTCCAATATCTTGGGTAGTGCGCATTCTACCATTCAAGTCCTTAAACTTGAAATAGTGGCGCATTTTCTTCCCACTTCTTGGATCAAGTAAAATCTCATAGACATCAAAAATCCATGCATCCGGGTACTCACTATCCTGAAAATCAGGATGATCGTCATTGAGACGACCTTTAGAGGTCTTGTACTCTTCTTTGAGACGTACCCAAATCACAGGATACCTTCTGAAGAAGGCTTCTGGATCGGACATTAAATTCATCAAAGGAGTTTCAGTGTTGGATGCCATCGTAGTTAAATAATGTCTTGCAACTACGCTAGATTTGCTGTCAAGATCAGACCTAACAGGCTGGTATGGAGTGTTTCCAACCAGACTGAGGCTGAGATTTACTGTAGAATTGACGACCGTATTAAATTCACTTTTGGTGGGTGAGATTTCATCAACGTGGATAGTTTCCGTTTCACACGTGACTTTATCTTGAAAAGCATCTGATAAATTAATTGTAGCACACTGTTTCTTATCGTAATGTTTCCCTAATCCAAGGGCAACACACGTTCCAATATGCGGAATCATAGATGATTTTCCAACACCAGGGGCTCCATAAAGAAGGTAACCCTGAGCGGATTCAACGAAGTCAACATTTGCATCTCGTCTGCGACATTCCTGATAGAAATCGATCAAAGGCTTGACCACCGTGTTAGCTAACACAGCGGTAGAACCTCCGTTCTTATATTTCAAAATGGAATTGCATTCGGCAATCATTGTTTTCAATTCTTCGAACATGTCAGCTCGCAACTGATATGTTCCGTCAATCTTTCGGGGAGAGAATATCTCCTCGCGGCGACTGTACCAATAGACATACCTTGCCTGAATTTTATATAAGGTATTGGATGTCAGTTGCATAGGTTTCAGAGATCGCTCCCTGATACACTGTATGCCTACAGTGGATGCCCAATGGAAAGATTCCACCAATGCGTCGATCAGATCAACAGCATTGATTTTTTCACTTGAACGGGCTTTGACAAAAGAGTCAATGAGGGAATGGTTAACTTCAACATCATTTATCTTACACGCTGCAACCGCGCTAACGGTGCCAATAATATAGGCTATGCGTTGTGCAAATTTATTATGATGAAGACCATCCCAGATGACTGGCATAAGTCCGCCTGCCTCTGGTGAAAGGGCTTCTGCTGAAAACTTCTCAGCTATTGTGGATGTGATACCTAGATCGCCGTCACAAAAAGATTTGATGTAATCGTAGACGGTGAAAAGCACACTACCGCTCACATAGAACTTGAGGTACATACCACAAGTAGCAAGTGCTTGCTCAAAAGTTACGTCTCCGCTCAACTTGTAAGCGAAGAGAGCAATGCGCTCTACATGATCAACAACTTGGTTGGCCAAAGAAGGGCCTAGCATGTTATCAGCATTAGTTCGAATTTGTTCCCATGGACCGGGAACATTAGGAGTGTTTGGTATTGATGGGACACTGATGTCAGTGCCCAATAGATTACTCCCAGATTCGGGATAAAAGTCTGAATCGTAATCCAGATTGCTGCAAGGACCCCCATGTGTGGGTTGTTTGCCCTTATTCGGGCGGTGCTTGTTCATCTTCAGCGGGTTTGGTGCCTGATTGGTTACAGGCTGAGTACCTACAACGGGTACTGGTTTGCGCAGCGTTTGGCGGCTAGCGACTTTTGTCCATTCTTTGTGGTTCTTAGGACGGGTAACGGCTCTGGATGCCTGCGTAACTGTTTGAATCTGTGCGGAATACATTTCATTAAATAAAAGCACTCCTACACAAATCCAAACCCCAGTGAAGGAATTTGGAAGTTATGTAGGTCCCTACTATACTAGTTTCATATCATTCTACTCCAGTTTTGAACCTGGAAAGTCAACAATTTCGTACGATGCGAACTTCTCGTGCAAGCACAAGACAGGTGGCAGTAGGGCGGGAATGTACGTCCCTGGTTGTGTATTCAAGATATGGTTAATCTCTAGCCCACTCAAACCGTGTTGGATTGTCTCAACCAACAGCCATATAAAAGGATTC